AACCGATCTTACAGCGGGTGCCGAAGGCTCGGCTTCCCAACCGATCCCGCTGGAATGCCCGCTGCTGGTCCTCAGCAGAGATCATATGGGGTGTGAAGTATTCGAGCGGAGGCACAGCAGCCCAAGTGAGATCGCCCGTCTCAGGATCATACCCAATCACCTGCCGAAGCAAGCCAAGATCGGGGTTGGGCTTCATGCTGCGCTTGAGGCGGTAGAGGGTGATGAGGCGGCGGATCATGCGACCGGCTCCGGCTGACGGATCGGCTCGAGCAAGCCGGCCTGCGCACAGGTCCACAGCCACCTGCGGTATCCGTCCATCCTCGCCGCCGGCCAGCCAGCGAAGTCCTCGAGCTTGCCGTTGAGCAGCTTGTGCACGTTGCCCCCGTCCGTGCCGTCGAGCGTGTCGATCTTCTCGATCCCGTCCGACTTCACGACGAAGTACCAGCGATCCATGCGCTCGGTGAGCTTCTTGCGGTTGTTCTCGTCGCACCAGGCCCGGAGGCCTTCGCTGGTCGGCCCGGTCGGAGTTTCCTGCCGGTGCTTGTCGAACGGGTTACTGGTCATAGTTTCCCTCGATGATCTTCTGGAAATTGGCTCGCTTCATCACCCAGTCGAAAGTCGCGCCGGTCCACTTGCGCTCGCCGCGGAGGAACGGTGACGACTCCACCTTCCCGAACACCGAGATGAAATCGTCGAGCGAGTATTGAGCGATGCGGGCTTGGCAGAGCTGGCGCCGGGCAGGAGTGAGGTCGCGGATCGCTCGCCGCCCCCAGATACGCAACGCGACCCGGTTCCACTCTTCGACAACATGCGCCGGCTTGAGTGCATCGTCAGATGCACAAGAAGCTTTAGCTTCTAATACTTCTGTATCTGTATCTGTCTCTTGCGCCGTTACAGAAACGTTGCTGCAACGTTGCAGGCTGTTTCCGCGTTGATTTCGTTGCCGTTTTCTCCAATCGGCGACGCGAGCGGTGCTGTTGTCGCTGCGGAACTGCAATTCCTCCCAAGCGAGCGGATTCAGGTGCCCATCGATCAGGCTGACGGCCTGCAAGCGGCGCGAGATTTCGTCCAGTTCGCGGAGCTGCACACCGAGCTTCACAGCCACCCGGCGCTGCTTCAATTCGCTATCAGGCTCGTCGAGCAGGCCCGTCGATTTGAGGCAGCACAGGGCAACGAAATGCCAGCGATCCTCGAAGGCGAGCAGGCGCAGCTTCTCGTCGTCGATGATGCGGCTGTAGAGCCGGAACCAGGGCAGCGGGGCGCTCACCCCTCGCCTCCAAAGCCAGGAACGGCGTAGAGTTCGCGCATGAGGTCGGCGAACGGCGGGTAGTTGGCCTCGAGTTCGAGAGCGCGACGCACCCCATGCACGCAAGTGGTGTGGTCCTTGCGCCGTGTCGCTCGAGCGATTCCCGAGTATGAATAACCCTGACGGTGGAGGGCGAGCATCGCCGCGAAGCGTGCCTGGGCGAGCCGATCAGTCCGACACGGCGACAGCATCGCCTGAATGGTGACGCCGAAGCGGGCAGCCGCGCGGTCCAAGATAGCAATCTCGCGGTCTGGCAAACGTGGGGCTCGCGGACTTTTCATCCGTGCATCCACCTCCGCCAGCGTCCGGTGCGGATAGGGGAAGTAGGGTGGCGAGGCTGTCGGGCGGTCAGCCAAAGCTCACCTCCACCCGCCCCGGCTTCTCGGGATCGGCAAAAACGTAGTGCGGAGCGAAGTGATGATCGTCCAAGCCGAGCGCATCGGCGATGCCGTCGCGGTAGTGCTTGAACGCTCCGACCATGCCGTCATCATCACGGCGGCGAGCGTCGGGCGGGTAGAACGTCACGGACACCGCTATTTTGCCCGTAGCGGCCCGTAGAGCGTGCCGGGCTTCATGCGACAGGGTTTCGGTCGTCACGCCCCAGGCAAGCTCTCTGGCGGCCTTTATGGCGGGCCGGTAAGCAGACCAGTGCAGCCGGCGCTTGGCATTCGGGGTAAGCTTCGCATCCATCCACGGGAGGACGATGCGGCGCCCCTCTGCCTTTTCGGCTTCGGTATCGGGGATAAACGGCATCACTCTGCCGTCTCCCGTTCGAACAGGACCGATGCTTCCGGAAAGCGATGCGACCAGAAGGGCCAGCGGTCGAGCAGGTGGAGGATCGTGGTATGATCCCTCCGCAGAACCTTGCCGATCTGCGATGTCGACCAGCCACGGTTGCGAAGCACGCGCGCGACAACGGCACGGGCGGCAATGAACTTCCTGCTGCGACCGGAGCCGATCAGTTCGCCGTGCGAGATCTCGAAGGCATTGGCGACGCGATCGATCAGGGCGGGCGCAATACCGACCCGCGCCTTGCCCGAGGGGGCCGGCAATTGCGGAATTTCGACAGGCACGCGGACCACGACCGGCGGCGGCTGCACGATGACGAGCTGCACCGGAGCTTCGGCCTTGCCCGCGATGAACAGGCGGCTCATGGTGCGCGGGTGTTCCCGCCAGAGGGCGCGGTGCAGGTTGTTGCTGCCCATGACGATGGCGGCGCGGCGGGCCTGCTCGGCAGGCTCGAATGCTGCTTGGGTCGCCATCACGCGGCCTTCCGCGCGAACTTGCCGCCAGCGCCGCGCACAGGCTCCTTGGCGCGGTATTCGGCGATAGTGCGGCCCTGATCGCGGAGGCGCGCGTTCGCAGTCGTGAGCGAGTTGGTCAGGCTCTCGTTGGCAGCAGAAAGCAACTCGTTGGAGCTTTCCAGGCGAACAGCCTTTCGCTCGGCCGCAGTCAACTTCACCGCGGTAACAGCGAAGCCGAGGCCGAACAGCGCGGTCGTGCCGGTCGTGATTATGGCTATGACAGAGGGGTCTAGCGTCATGGGGTGGTCTCCGGTTAGGCTGCGTCGATGAAGAGGTCGGATTGGCGCTGAGCGTCCTCGATCCGGCGAACCGCGATCTCGAAGTAGCGCACCTCGCGCTCGATCCCGATGAACTCGCGGCCCATCTGGACCGCTGCGACACCAGTGGTGCCCACGCCCATGAATGGGTCGATAATCCTCCGGTCACTGCTCGCTTCGATTGCGCGCGCGGGCAGCGCGAGCGGAAAGCTGGCGGGGTGATCAGCGTCCGACACAGGGGCGATGCGCCACACATCCCCGAGCATCGAAGCCGCCTTGTCACGCAGCGCCCAGTCGGGCTTCGCGTAGAGTAGAATCCATTCGCACATGGGAGCGAAGGCACCGGCCATGGCGTTGAAACCGCTCGCCCGATCCCAGATGATGACTTGCCGAAGTGGCAGTTCGGCGAAGAAAGGGAGCCGGACTTCCCGTTTCACCACGCGCGGCTTGTGGTTGTAGAAAATCGCTCCCGTGCAGATGCGCCAGCACTGTTCCAACGTGTCGCGCTGCCATCCGCAGTATTCCGGGTACGGCAGGTTGTCGGCATAGTCGCCGTAGCCATCACGAAGCTTGCGCTGGCCCCACTTGCTGCCGGCGTGCCCGACGCGCAGGCCGCCCTTGTCTTCCATGCCTTCGCCCAGATTGTACGGCGGCGAAGTGAAGCAGAGGTCGGCGCTACCATCAGGCAGTGTCGGCAAAATCTCGCGGCAATCGCCCAGATACAGCGTCGCCCGCCCGATGTGCTCCACGCGCGTCATGCCGCCTTCACCAGCGCAAGCTTGGACCGCAAGGCGCGATCCTCTGATGGGCCGATCTCGCGCCCAGCCTCGCTCTCGGGGTGATGCGAAGCGGCCTTGGCGATGAGGAAATCCTGCATCGCGTTGGCCGCCTCGTCGTGGTCGACCTCCGCGGGCACCTGGACAATCACGCGACCGTCTGGCAGCAGCAGGGAGAGCAGGTCGTCGGGAACGGCGCCGATCAGGCAGTAGAGCGCCGAGACAGGCATCACCGCCGGCTCGCGCGATCCCTCGGCGGGGAAGTAGCTGAGCAGCGTCGGGTAAGGGATGCTGCTGTCGAAGCTCACCGCTTTGAGGTGGACACCTCGGCGGTCAAGTTCCCGCCGGATGGCAAGCTGCCTCTGTCGTATGATCGTATTTACGTCGCGCATCATCCTACGCGCCTCCCGCGCTATTCAGGTCTTCGTGATGAAAGGAACCCTCGCCCCCACGAGCACCGGGATCGTTCCGGTGCCGGGCATCTGGAAAGCCGCGACGGAACTCACCGTCAGCGGTCATCGCGCCGGCAAAGGGCGGGTAAAGGAAGGCTTCGCGCCAGGAGCCGGGCTCGCTGCTGTCGACAGCGACGGTCACGCCGCGCCCCCGCATGGTTTACGGGCGGGAGAGGGCTGGTGATTGGCCGGGTTCACGCCGCGGCCTGCCGAACGGTGCGCTCCGACGATTCCAGATACGCCAGCGCCTCGCGCGAAAGCGACGCTAGCTTCCCTTGGTCCTTGGCGAATTGCAGCACCGCAGATCGGCGCCACGGCGGGATTTCGGCGGGGGCTTTTCGGAGCCAGTCATGCACGGTTTGAACAGCGAAGCCGGTCCCGTTCGCGATTGCCGTTGGACCGCCCAGCTCGTCGAAGATATGCTTGATGATGTCCTGCATGGAGCGCAAGTTATCCGAACATCGGATAATGTGCAAGCCCGTTGCTATCCGTTTTGCGTTGATGCAGTGTCAGACCTGTTATGGCAAAGCGCGCGCATGACAGATTCGGCGTTCGACAAGGATCGGATTATCGCGGCCATGAAGGCTCGCGGCGTCAATCAGACCGGCATGGCGAAGGTCATGGGCCTGCCGTCGCAGTCGGCGTTCTCGAATATCCTAAAGGACAAACGCAGGGTTACCGCCGAGGAAGCCAAGCGCGCTTACCAATTCTTAGGAATCAAGGGGGAGCCTTCGATTCAATGGGTTCCGGTGATTGGGATAACCAATGCCGGCCATTGGAGGGAGGCGATTCAAATGCCGCTCGGTAGTTTACCCGTCCGGCCAGGCAGCGTGAGCGAGGACGCCTTCGCGGTGGAAGTCGTCGGCGACAGCATGGACAAGCTGATCCCGGACGGTGGGCACATAGTTATCGATCCGCGCCAGAAAGAGCTGCGGGACGGCAAATCCTACCTCATCCAGAACGACCAGGGCGAGACCACGGTAAAGGCGTATTTCCGCAATCCTGCTCGCTTCGAGCCCGTGTCCGAAAACGACGAGCACACTGGGTGGCTGGTATCCGATCGCGACTTCGTCGTGCTCGGGCGCGTGGTTATGAAAGTCGAGCCCCTCTAAAAATTATCCGAAAACCGGATTGACAGGCTATCCGCAAATCGGATAGAAGCTTCTCAACGGCAAGGCATCCCGCCGCCGTTGGGGAGTTTACCGATGGCAACCGCGGCCCTCAAGAACGACACCGTCCCGGTCCACGAATGGAACCTGCTCGACGGCACGAGCATCGGCCTCGGCACGGTGCGCGAGTTCAATTACTGGAAGAACGTCGGCAAGACGCTGCCTGACGACGCGGTTCTCGGCAGCCATATCGTTGACGAGCCGGCCAGCGAGGATACGCGCCGTGCTGCGCTGTTGGGCGAGGGCTACTGATGTCCCTCCATTCCCCCATCACCGCCGCCGAGCAGACGGAGGCCGAATGGCAGCGTCTTCGCGACGAGGTCGAGGCTGAGTTCGAGGACTGGCAGCGTGCGGACTACGACCGGCGCGAGTTCGAGGACATCGGCAACTGGATCGCCAACAAGGCGCGGTGGAACCGTCCGAACAAGTACGAAGCCGCGCTCGCTTGGAATGAGCGCCTGCCTGACGCCGAGCTGGTTGCGATCAGTCGCGGTCAGGCTCGCTACAATCGGGAGAACCGTTGTGGGTGAGCATACGCCGGGACCGTGGGATTGCACTGGCTGCCTGTTCCCCGATGATGGCTTGGGTGGCGTGTATTACCGCCTGCAGGCCGAGGGGATGGACGCCCGCGCCGCCAACGCCCGCCTGATAGCATCGGCCCCCGATCTGCTGGAGGCGCTGGGTAAAGCCTTCGAAACGCTGACCTACATCAGAGAGGCGAGCGACTGTGAGCAGTCCCGCGCTGCAGCCAAGGAGGTCGCCCAAGAGATCGACGCCGCCATCGCCCGTGCTCGTGGAGGTGCCGCATGAGCGCGCTCGAGAACCCTGGGGCGTTCAAGGCGTTGGGCCTTCCGCGCTCGCTGTTTCGCGACGTGGACACCTGCTGGCGCTGCGGCACCGAGCACATCGCAACCCCGCATTCCCCAGCCTGCGACTGTCGCTGCCGCTCCTGCGATGCGCGCATGCACCTCGCCACCCGCACCGGGAGCGCCGAGCAATGAGCGACCTCGACGCAATGTTCGAAGGCTGGCTGTGGGACAACCCCGAGACGCGGGACGATCTGCGGCAGACGCGGCCTGGCTTCGGCCCCTGGGTCGAACATCAAGGGCGCGAGTGCGATCCGACCTACCGGCTTGAGGAGCACATCGCCTCGTTGCGCGACGGTGATCCCGAGAAGTGGGCGCGGCTCAACAAGGACTGGACCGCACCCGGCGCGGATCGCGGGCTTATTTCTGTGGGAGGAGAGTGATGGAAAACAAGGACTTGGGCGCTCCGGCTGAAGCCGTCGGGCTCTCGCCTTCGGTCGAGCCCGCAAGCGGTCTCGATGGCTCCGCCACTTCGATCCCTAGCGCGGGCGACTGGCACTACTGCGGCGCCAACCGCGGCGGGTGCTCGTGCATGACGACAATGTTCCGTGACTACCCGATTTGCAAGGTGACCAGCGGCGACTGGGGCGACGACTATCCCTCTATCAGGCTCGTGGGCGAAACCAGCTTTGACCTGAAGGCGGAAGCCTACATGGAGCAAATCACCTACGGCAGCATCCGCGAGGATCAGGCGAAGGTTCACGCCAATCTGATCGCTGCTGCGCCGGACCTCTATTGGGCTTGCCGGGGCTGGCTCGAGGCTTGGGGTAACGAGGCTGCCGAGATCACCGCCATCCGCAAGATGGAGGAAGCCGTCGGTCGGGTCGCGCAAGGGGGTGAAGCCCGAAGGGCGGAGACCGGCACGGGCTCCGTCGAAGACGAGAGCGCGGTCGCTGAAAGCGATGCGCCCGAAGGTGGTCGGCCATGACACCTCCCACCTACCGCCCCGCCGCTCAGTTCCCCGAGCGGTGCAGGCAGGGGGACCGGCTTGCCCCCGGTCGGTCCCCCGTTGCCAGGATGATCGGTGAGATACTGCTCGTGCCGGGGGCGGTCCTGTTTTGGGTGATTTGTATGGGGGTGTTGTCGTGAGCCGGGCGAATGCCTTCGGCACCGCGCTTTCGTGGCCTGCGGCCATCGAGCCCCGTGCCGGGTCTCGCCCCTACGGGCTTCAATCAACTTTCGCAGGAGAACTACGATGAGCGGCACGTTCACCGCTGACCTGTCCGCAATGAGCCGATGGGCTGAAGGCATCATGGCATCGCGCCCGCCGGACTTCGTGATCGGCGCCGACTACATGCGACGCTGGTGGGTCATGCCCCGCAACAACTACTGCAACGTCTACCTGCATCACATCCTGCAGAGCGATGACGACCGGGCATTCCACGATCACCCGTGGCCGAATACGTCCGTGCTGCTCGCTGGCGGGTATATCGAGCATACGCCCGAAGGATCGTTCAGGCGCTCAGCCGGCGACGTAATCCAGCGCGAGGCAGAGGCGCTGCATCGGCTTGAGGTGATCCCCGGAGAGCGTGCGATCAGCCTTTTCATGACTGGGCCTGCCGTTCGCGAGTGGGGTTTTTCCTGCCCGCAAGGTTGGGTCCACTGGCGCGATTTTGTCGACGCCCGCGACACTGGCCAGATCGGGCGCGGCTGCGGCGAGCACGACAACTTGTCGCCCGTAACCGAGCCTGGCCAGCAGCGCGGCACGCTTCCGCTTCCGTTGGTGCAAGCGGCATGAACGCAATCACCATCATCACCCCCGGCGACACCGCCGACATCCACCTCAGCGACATCATGCGCTCCGAGAAGATCGTCGGCATCCATTGGGACCCGCTGCTCGACCGCTTCACCGTGCATCTGCGCGATTACTCGTGCGGCGGGGGAGCGAGCGTCGGTGAGGCGCTGGACAAGGCCAAGCTGCCGGGTGCGGAGAACGTGCGGAGGATTGCGGCATGAGCGAGATAGCGGCCACGAATATGCCTTGGGATTGGGAGGGCACTCCGCAATTCGAGGGCGGCGCCTTCCACTGCTACATCATCGACTGCACCGGGCGGAAGATCGGCACAGTGTGGGGTCCGAGCCAAGAGAAGATCGAGCGCGCACGGCTCTGGTCTGCTGCTCCCATGCTTCTCGAAGGCGCTAGCGACGCCGTAGAGGCGCTCAAGCTGCTCCGAGAAGGCATGGCCGGTGAGCCTAAGGCCCTCGAAATGATTGAAGCCCACATCGACGAACTCGAATATGCGATTGCCAAGGCGACAGGCGGTGGCGAATGAACGCCCACTTCGACCTACGCCGCATAGCGCAGACAGCCGCCGAGCTCGACGAGCTTCTCGGAGGCGATGACGAGCGCCTGTTTCACGATATGCTGCTCGGGTGCAGCGACATCGACCATGTCGTGCTGCGCATCCACGAGCAGATTGCCCGCGATCAGGAAATGCTCGCCGGGATCGCCGAACGCAAGGCAGCGATCAACGAGCGCCAGGAGCGTATCAAGCGCCGTGCGGAGGCTGGCAAAGCCCTTATCGGCAAGGTGCTGCGTGCCGGCCACCTGACCAAGCTCGAGCTGCCTGAAGTCACGTATTCCGTTCGTGACGGAAAGCCCTCGCTCAAAGTGGTCGACCCCGAGGCGGTCCCCGAACCCTTCCAGCGGGTTAAGGCCGAACCCGACAAGACGAAGATCAACGAACACTACGCCGAGGCGAGCGACCTGCCGAACTGGTTGGTTCGGACCCCGCCCGAGGACGTGGTGAGCGCCCGAACCAAGTGAAGCGAAGAAAGGAAACGAACGATGGCAATTATTGCGACTGACAGCGGTGGTGGCGGCGATTTCACGCCCGTTCCCGCCGGAACCCATTTCGCGGTGTGCTGCATGGTGGCCGATCTCGGCAAGCAGCGCATCGTCTCGCAGATGTTCGGCGAGAGCATCAAGCACCAGGTCTATATCCGCTGGCAGATCCCGGCGGAGCGGGTCGAGTGGGAGAAGGACGGCGAGAAGCACGAAGGCCCTGCCGTGATCGGCAAGACCTACACGCTTTCCCTCGGCGACAAGGCCAATCTCCGCAAGGACCTGCAGGCGTGGCGCGGCAAGCAGTTCACGCCCGAGGAGCTGCGCGGCTTCGACATCTCGAAGCTGCTCGGCGTGCCGGCGACCCTGACCGTGACCCACACGGACAAGGACGGCAAGACCTACGCGAACGTCGCCAGCCTCGGGGGCATTCCCAAGGGCTTCGACAAGCCTGCGCTGGAAGGTCAGGCCGTCCTCTACGACAGCGACAATACCGGCGCCTTCGACAGCCTGCCCAAGTGGCTGCAGGAGAAGGTCCAGGGACAGATCGCCGAGCAACAGCAGGGCCACGCCGAACAGTACGGCGATCCGGGGCCGGGTCCCGAGTACGCCGACCTCGACGACGAAATTCCGTTTTGAGCCATCCACCAGGGACCCCGGCGGGCCAATAACCTGCCGGGGGAGTTTCAACAGTGCTCCGTGCCGATCCTCGACCCAACAAGCGTAACGCCCCGCGTCCGGCGTGGAAGGTGCAGCGCGCCTTCGGCCAATGGATACGCGGTAGGCGCTGTGCCTTCGAGGCTCGCGGCGGCTGCTCGGGGCCAATCGAGGCCGCGCATACGCCAGACCCTGCGTCCAAGGCGATGGGCAGCAAGGCAGCGGACCACAACATGATCCCGGCCTGCCATGCCCACCACGTGCTGCAGACGGTCAAGGGCTGGTCTGCGGTCGGGCTGACCCGGGAAAGCGCTCAGACGCTCGCTGCGGACTACTGGCGGCTGTTCCCCGGCGACAAGGGAGATTTGGCATGATGGACGACATCGACCGCGCCGTTGACGATGCCGAGCGGCTGTTCGTCGCCGCCGGACAGGCCCGGGTCAAGGCAGAGGCGATGGATCTGCGCCGCAAGCGCGTCCGCGCGACCCTGTTCGTCAAATACAAGGGCGACGGGAACGCAGCCGGTGCCAGCGAGCAGATGGCCGAGGCCGATCCCGTTTACGAGCTGGCGTGCGCCGATTGGGAAGCCGCCGCGATGGAATCTGAAACCCTGCGCGCACAGGCCGAGGCCAAGCGGCTGCGGTTCGAAGCCTGGCGCACTCGTCAATCCACCGAGCGCGCGAAGATGCAGCTCCGGTGAAGCCGCTTAACGGGAGGAAGTGATGGTTAGACTTTGGGCCTGCGGTCACGAGCGGACGGAAGCTAATACCAAGCCGGTGGGCTCGGGTCGGTCTGCATGTCGCCAATGCTTCCGACGCCTTGACCGCGACTACCGGCGGGCGCGGCGGCAACGGGAGCGCACCGCCCGCGATAGCGATGCGATGCTCGGCACGAAGCCCGAAGGGCTGAACCCCGAAGGGGTCGCAGCGCGGGCCGAAGGCATCGCCCACCTTCATTCCACATCGGAGGACTCCTGATGCAACCCAACCTTCGCCTTGCCTTCGACGCCAGCGATCTACCGCCGGCAGAAGCAGTGCAGGCCGAACCGCGTGAACCCTACGTCCCGCAGTGGATGCTCGACGAAGGCCATGCGGCCTTCCGGGATCGCCGGGCAGCTCGCAACGTCAGGATACTCTCTCGCCTTGCAGTAGTGCTGGTGGTGGCAGGGGTGTTCGCTGTGTTGAGGGGGGTGGTGTCGTGAAGGGCGGGCGACCCCTTCGGGCCGGGCTGCTAGCCTACGGCCTCAGCCCGCTACGCGGTCTTCGCGGAGTAGCATCCCTGTCGCGGGGGAGGCAGTGATGGCAAATCCCGACCCCGAAATCATTGCGAAGGAACTGACAGAAGGCCAGCGCTATGCTGTGATCGCCTACATGCCCGAGAGGGGTCGTTGGCGGCGATGCGGGCTTGTCTTCTGGGCGTTAGAACAACTTGGCCTCGTTCGCAGGCGCAAGAACCCGGGCGGCTCGGTATCGTGCAGGGCAACCCCGCTTGGCTTGGCCGTGCGCGCAGTTCTTCTCGCGCAAGCGGGCGTGACCCGAACGGGCGGAGACGGCGAAGCTGGCTCCGTCGCCGAAGGCGATAGCACGCGGTCCGAAGGATGCGCCCCTACTCCCTCACCAAAGGATTCCCCCCATGACTAACGCAACCCGGCCCACGGACGATGAAGTGCGGGAGGCGCAAAATCGCCGCCGTGAAGCCCTGATCGAACGCATCGGGACGTTTGCCGACTTGCTGTGCTCGGAGCCGTTGCCTGGTCCTTCCGGCGATGTCGCTTACGACCTGCTCCGGCAGGCGGCTGCGCAGATTTCAAGTGACCGCCACCGCCTTTCCCGCCCCGCCCCCGCCAAGCCCATCGCTGCCGAGCCGGGCGAGGTGGAGCGGGTTATGTACGTGCAGGCGTGCGGCGAAACTGTCGACGCAATGCGCGAGGCCCTTTTGTCCGACGAAACTGGGCGCAAGATTTACAATCGCGGCGACACCGTCCTCGTCTGGATCAACGAGGCTGACTTGCCGTTTCTCTGCACGAGTTTCGCCACCCTCACCGCTGCCGAACCACGCGCGGCGGGGGAGGGGGCGTTGGCGGATGAGCTAGAGCACCCCGACACGCTTGAATTTCTGGTGCAGTATGGCGGGCGCTGCCGTGATTGCGCTGACGTTGGTCCGGTTTGCGAAAGCACCGGGATCGGCTGCGGCGAGCGGCGCAAGGCGATGAAGTTCGCACTCGATGCACTCGCCTACGGCGTCAGGAACGGCTTTGTGCTCCAAGCCGCCCTCCGCCACCGCTTCGCATCGCCACAGACCGCGGGCGAGGTGGGTGAGCTGGTCGAGGTGGGCGAGAGGTTGGGACAGGAGCTTGCGGCAACGTATGCCGACCGCGGGCGCCTCACAGACCGCGTTCTCTCCCTTACCGCCGAGCGTGATGCAGCACTAGAGAGGTGCGAGGAAGCGGTGCGGGCCGAGCGCGAGGAATGCGCGAAGGTGGCTGATGTGAAGGCCGCCATCGCCCGCGAAATCGTCCCGCACGACCTACAGCAAGCGAACATGGCTACGTTCATCGCATCCGCAATCCGTGCCCGCGCAGCCCTCGGTAGTGGGGGTGGCGGGTGACTGTCCAACGACCATACTCGCCAGAGACGCTTGCCGACCGTTGGGGTTGCTCGGCGGAGAAGGTGCGCCTTATGTACCGCCACGGGGAACTGTCCGGCTTTAGGCTCGGCAAGTTGATTCGCATCCCGGCGGCCGAGGTCGAACGCTACGAGTGTCAGAATACACCCTCACCTGGCACCGAGGGAACTACGCCCTCACCTTCCGCGACGGGGATCGACGGCTACGAATCACGACTGGTACGCCAGACCGCGGGCTTGCCGAATCTCGCGCCCGTGAACTCTGGGCTCGGCGCAATGCGGCGCCAAGCGAGCGAGTAGCCGACCTATGGCCCCTCTACGTCAAGGATCGGATACGGGACGGCGCAAGGGCCGACAGGTTCAAGGCCCATTGGACGGCGCTCGAGCCGCACTTCGGTTCACGCTTGGGGCGGTCGATCAACAAGGACGACTGCCGGGCCTATTACGAGAGCCGGCGAGAGCAGGAATACGCTCGCAGCACGATCAAGACAGACCTGGAGCTATTGCGCGCGTGCCTCCGCTGGCGATACGGCGACCAAGCGCCGCCGCTCTGGGTAGGCCCCGCCTCCCCTGCCCGCGACAACTGGCTGACCAAGGAGCAGGCGCGGCAGATCGTGGATATGGCCGACACGCCGCACATCAAGCTTTTCGTGACGCTCGGGCTGGCGACGGGCGCGCGTGCCGGCGCGATCCTCGACCTGACATGGGATCGGGTCGACTTCGCCCACGGAACGATCGACTTCCGACCAGCAGGGCGTTTGCAGACGAACAAGCGCCGCACGGTCGTCCCGATGAACGCCACAGCGCGGCAGGCGCTCGAAACAGCCTTTGCAGGGCGTTTGAGCGATCATGTCATCGAGTATGGGGGGAAGCCCGTCCAGTCGGTCAAGAAGGCAATCCAGCGGCTCGCCGAGCGCGCGGGGATCAAGTTCTCGCCGCACACCCTGCGCCATACGTGCGCGGTCTGGATGGCTCAGGCAGACGTGCCGATGCAGAAGATTTCGCAATACCTGGGGCACACATCGCTGCGAATGACCGAGCAGGTTTATGCGCGGTACTCGCCCTCGTTTATGAGGGACGCGAGCGGTGCAGCGGAGTTTTGAGGCACATTGGTACACATGGGGTCTGGCCGTACACAGCCCTAACCTATTGGAAAATATGGTGGGCGGTGACGGGCTCGAACCGCCGACCCTCTCGGTGTAAACAGAGGGTGCCCACGGCAAACTGCGGCACACAGGCCCGCTGTCGCTGGCATTTCCCCAATATGTGCCGGTTTCGTTTCGTTTCCGTTCGGCGTTGTGGTACACAGGTACACATCGGGCCGGCGGGAGATTGCAGCTCCACACCGGCCCTGACCACAACGCGAGGTGACGCGCCGTGAGTGATACCCAAGATAAGCCGTTGGGCGCTGAAGCCTACCCCCTTCATTGGCCGGCGGGTCAGCCGCGCACCAAGCGCCCGGAAACGAGCCGCTTCGATGTGTCGTTAGCGCGAGCCCGCGACGCATTGATGGAAGAGCTTCGATTGATGGGCGCGCGCTACCCCGTGCTGTCCACCAACATCGAGCTACGCCGCGATGGGCTTCCCTATGCCAACACGCGCGAGCCGGAGGATAAGGGTGTCGCTGTGTATTTCCAGTGGAAGGGGAAGCAGATGACGTTCGCCTGCGACCGATGGGATCGGGTGCGCGACAACGTTCGAGCGATCGGCAAAACCATAGAGGCGATCCGCGGCATTTCGCGTTGGGGTGCGTCCGACATGATGGAACGCGCGTTCTCGGCCTTCGAGGCTTTGCCCCCGCCCGGCGGCACCGTCACAGTGTCCTGCTGGGATGTGCTAGGGCTCCAGCCCAACGCGAGCCGCAGCGACGTGACGGCTGCCTACCGCCGGCAAGCGCGCGCCGCCCATCCCGACCAAGGCGGAACCCGGGAAGAATGGGACCGGCTACAGGCTGCTTACGAACAGGCGCTGGCAGCATGACCCGTTCCCCCACCCCACCGCCGAGCCTATGACCGCGGAGAAGGAGAGACACGATGGATCGCCTTGCTGAGCTTAACGCATGGATCGATGAGCATCGGCAGGAAATCGCCGAATGCCCGGCGAACCCGCGCGGTTATCGCCGAGCCGCATCGCTCCAGTGGGGCTTGGCCCGCCTGCTTGAATACCGCCAAAGCGAGTATGGAACCCCCAATGCCTGAGTCGTCGCAGATCCTCGCGTGGGTGCGCTACCTCGAGCGAACCGCGCCGCCGCAAACGAAGGGCGCTTACGGGCTTGTCGCAGACGGGATCGAGCGCGGGGAGTATAGGAGATTTGACGATGGACGTAATTGAGAAGGCTGCGAGGGCGTTGGCAACTCTGGAATGCGCCACGTGGGACGCGCAGCATTTCGGCGAAACCCCTTGCGGACAAGAACCGGAGGACATGCGGCGAGGCTACCGCGACCAAGCCCGCGCCGTCCTGCTGGCGATCAGGGAGCCGAGTGAGGGGATGAAGGTCCACGGCTCCAACTACACCAGCAACGATTACGAGGACGCTGAATGCTGCTGGCAGGCCATGATCGACGCCGCCCTCACCGAGTAATGCGCCCACCGTTCGCCTACTCGCGCGGAAGCCTTGTCGGGTTCGGTATCGCTGTGGTCGCGCTGGTGGTTTGGATGGTTTTGGGGTAGGAGATGGGGATGACCGAAGAACGCGCCCTTGAAGAGCTTGAGCGTATCCGCGCGATGGCCGGAGACGATGAAGCGGCGCACGGTGCCGAGGACGAGTTCCGCGCCGCAATCCTGGCCGAAATTGCCGCCGGCGCACCCAATGCGGCTGAGCTGGCAGCTATCGCGCTGCGAACCGACGAGATCGACTTCGCCCGCTGGTGCGCCTAACTCATCGACTCCCGCATTCCGCCATGCCACACCTCCCGCATGGCGAAAGCACCTAAACCTCAGAACGCGGGCTGCATGATAGCTGCGGTGGTGATGTTCGTGGGGATATTGGGGTGGTGGTGGGGCGATGCTGCGGCGGAACTCGGTGGGATTCGAACCCACGGCGATCACGGTTTTCCGGTCCCGTAAACGCTCCCCGCGCGAGGCGCCTTCGTCCACTCAGCCACAAGACCGCCGCAGCCCACTACCCCTAGCAAAACGGGCGGATTCGTCAAGGTTAGAGCCCCAGAGGTAGTGTCTCAGTTTCAAATTTACCCGATCCCTCTCAGAGGGCGCGCACCGCGTCCAACGCATAATCTCGATTTGACGCCAGCCGCGCGAATCACCATGTTATGCTTAGCGCAAAGCATGGAGGCGAAGCGTGTTCGTGGTTCGAATCATTGCAGATGCCGAGCGGGTGGACTTCAAGGCGTTCGACCAACTCCCCGGCGCCCGCCAGCGGCTCGAGCAGTATCGGCAATACACCGACGACGGGGAGCTAGACAGCATCGCCATCTTTGAAGTGCCCGGCGCTACCGACCCGAGAGCCGCAGTCGAAGCGGTGAAAGCTGGCAACAGCGCATTGCTGCGCTTGGTCGATTTCCACGAGTCCCGAGATATTCGGATCGAACGCCTTGCCCAGAAACTGGAGTTCAAGCTCTGATGCCTAAAGGTCCACGCGGAGAGAAACGACCAGCCGACGCCATTGGGCGCGCGGTGCTGATCGGACGAATCGCTACCGGCGAGGTTGAGGACGAGCGCGAGGCGCTTTCCAGTGCTGCCGCCGAGCTTGGCCGGAAGGGCGGCAAGAAGCGCGCCGAGAACATGACGCCGGAGCGCCGCCGCGAGATTGCTCAAGCGGCGGCAGCAAAGCGTTGGAGCAAGGCCTAGCCGTCCTTCCCGAAAATCCGGATCACGTTGGATTCGCCTGACCTGTATTCCTCTTTCAAGGTCGGTTCCGCTCGCAGCTGGGCGGTCTCTGACAGGGTGCCTGGCTCAAGATCTGCCAACTCTTCGATATCGGACGGGGGGAACGGTAGGGCCTTGAGTATCGCCGATGGCGATTGCACGCCTTCCTCGATCAGCATCTCGAAGCTGCGCCGGATCAGGTGAGGCTCTTCCTTGAGCATCTTGCCATCAAGCGGCTCGCCCGTGCGCCAGCCGCGCCGATTGTAATTGATCCAGAGCCGCCGATATTCGTCGTCATCGATGATATCTAGCGAACGACAACGCATTATCATCGCGCCTACCGACGCGCCCCAACGCTCTTTGAGCGTCAGAAAGCCATCAAGGGACGGAGCATAAAGCTCCGCCGAAAACTCGAGTTCGGGCAACAGCATCGCCGACGCGATCTGATCGGCCTGTTTCTCTACGTTCTTGTAATAGGCGCGATCATTCAGCCGCCGCTGCGGAATGTTGGCGTGGGCAACGATATGGACCAATTCGTGAAGAACATCGAAGCGCTGCCGCGCAGCGCTGGCCTTGTCTCTCGATAGCATCACGAAGGGAACGCCAAAGCGATCCGACCACTGGGAAAACGCATCCAGCTTGTCGGCGCGAACGTGAATGCGGGACACAAGGATGCCGTTGGTTTCGAGATACTCGATCGTGTCAGGCATCGGTCCCGGACGGATGCCCCAATGCTCCCGAATCGTGGCTGCCGTACGCTCAACAAAATCGGAGTCAGCGAAGTCGTCGTCGGGCAATTCGATCTGGGGGATGTTGAGCGCCGGGAGGTCAAAATAGGTGGCGATGTAGTCCACCATTTCTTTCATCCATTCCAGCCGCACGTGGGCACGGTCCCGCGCGATGGGAGGGGCCGAAAGACGCGCCCGCCAAAAAATGGGGCGCTCATCCGCAGCTGGGATGGGGCGCAAAAAGTAGTCGTGAGGAAACTTCAGCTGCGACGCTAGCTTGTGCGCCACGTCAAGCTTGGGACTCTGATGACCGTTTTCGTATTTCGAGATCGATTGCACACTCACGCCAACTAGGTCCGCCAGATCGGTCGCACTGATCCCCCGTGCGCGCCGAGCCTCGGTCAACCGAGCACCAACAAAGCCTTGCATCACTACACTCATTTGGTCTCGCCTGTTCCGGTTCCTTCGTCGTCCTTGACCTTCCAGCTGGGCGAACGGCGCGGTTCGACCTTGCGCGGTGCTGCCGGGAATGCCTCAAGAATTTCCGCAACCGTTAGTTCGACTGCCCAAGCCTTGCAGTCGGCAGATGGCAGGCAGAACTGGATCGAACCCAGCCGCTGCTCTTCGGGCTTGAAGCGCCGGCCAATGGGGTTGTGCGCTACCAACCCGTACAACGAGCGCATCTGGAATGCGTCGGGCGGTTCATCACCCAAGTCGAGGCGGGGAAGCCCCACTGTGTTGGCAAGGCGTTCGCGGAAGCGGGCGGGCTGGGGGAGCGCCCCGATCTCCTGCACATAGGATTGCGTCATGGAGACGCCGCCCTTGAACACGTAGGCGTGGCACCGGTTGTTCTGGACAATCGCGTTCATGGAAGAGGACAGGCCGTGTTCGTCGGCCAGATCGACCAGGAGTTTCTCCATGCGGAAGTGGCGGCGCTGGAGCAGATCGTCGATCTTCTGGTCGGGGTGCACCTTCGTGTCGGCCTTCACTTCCTCGAAGGTGTCCGCGTAGATGATTTGGGAGCGCGCGCGCAGGTCAGTCCAGAAATTCGCGGGGGTATCCCGGACGATGACGTCGAGAGCAGATGTTCGGAGCTGTTGGTAGGCGTCCATGCGATTCTAACCCCTCAACGATTTTCCCGCGTTGCACATTTATGCTCATAGCTTAAAGAGTTTCGTCCCGCAAGCGCTGATTGTGCTTGACCCTAAGCATAAAAGTTCATATCAAAATGCGCATGAACAAGCTGCCTCTCGCCAAGCGCACCCAAATCCTCGCCATGCTGTGCGAGGGTTCGTCCATGCGGTCGATCAGCCGCATCGCGGATGTGTCGATCAACACGGTTGCCAAGCTGCTGGTCGAGGCCGGGGAAGCCTGCCTTGCCATCCATGACGAGACGGTGCGCAACGTGAAGGCGAGCCGTATCCAGTGCGATGAGATTTGGTCGTTCTGCTACGCCAAGCAAAAGAACGTCGCGACCGCGAAGGATGCGCCGGAAGGCGCTGGCGACGTGTGGACCTGGACCGCTCTGGACGCCGACACGAAGCTTATGGTCGGCTACTTCGTCGGCGACCGCTCAGCTGAGAGTGCGATGATCCTGATGGATGATCTGCAAGCACGCCTCGCCAATCGCGTCCAGCTCACCACTGACGGCTATCGCCCTTACCTTGAGGCGGTCGAGGGCGCGTTCGGCAATGACGTGGACTATGCGCAGCTCGTGAAGCTTTACAGCGAGCATGGGGGGCTAACCCCGGAACGTCGCTACAGCCCCGCCCATTGCACCGGCGCCCTCAAGCGCCGGGTGGCGGGGCGTCCGGACCCCAAGCATGTCAGCACCTCGCACGTCGAGCGCATGAACCTGTCAATCCGGATGCAGAACCGCCGCTTTACCCGCCTGACGAACGCCTTCTCGAAGAAGCTCGACAACCACATTCACGCGCTGGCGCTCTACTTTTGCTTCTACAACTTCTGCCGCATCCACAAATCGTTGCGCATAACTCCCGCGATGGCAGCTGGCATCACTGACCGCCTCTGGACGTTGGACGACATTGTTGCGAAGATCGACGCGCTCGCCCCGGCTCCCAAGCCGCGAGGCCCCTACAAGAAGCACGCGGCGTAAGTTCTATTTCCGTTCCGCGCAGGCTTCCTATATAGGGTCAGCGAAAGGAGGAACATCGCATGGCAGACTGGTCGCCAGCCATCGCTAACGAGTTCATCCGGAGGGCGGCAGCTGAAGGCAAGAGCCTGACGCAAATGCAGCTCCAGAAACTCGTCTATATCGCGCACGGTTGGAATCTCGCGATCAACGGCGAGCCACTGACTTATGACAAGCCGGAGGCTTGGGATTATGGCCCCGTTTACAAAGAGCTTAGGCGCGCCCTGCGCGCTTATGGCCGCGAGGCTGTAGGTCGCGAAATTCGGTATTGCGAATTCGTGCCGGGCTCGTTTCATGATGAGCCGGAAGATGCAGCGGTGGCCTCCCTCTCAGACGCTGAGCGGGCGCTGATCGACCGTGTCTATCAAGACTACGGTAAGTTCCATGCCTTCCAGCTGTCAGCCCTGACACATGCCGATGGCACTCCGTGGACGCGGGTTTATGCCAAGGGTGCGGGCAAGTTCGACGACATTCCTGCCGATATGATTAGGGATCATTTTGTCGACCTCGCCAGAACCCGCCGGGCCGCCGCTAACGCTTGACGACATCGACACCGGCGTTGCCGTTGTCGAGGACGTCAGTGCCCCCGATCCACGCGACTTGCTGGAGCGGGCAGCTGCCGAACGTGCTCGGCTGGAGAACAAGCTTGCGCGCTCCCGCATCAAGAACGTCAAAGCCGACCGGAAGATGCGCAAGACTTACGCGGGGCGCATCCTGCTATATCTGGAAGCCTATTCGGTAGTCGTTGCCCTAATGGTAATCGCTGCAGGATTCGGGCTTTGGGGATTCACGCTTCCGGTCGAAATCCTCGCCTCACTTGTCGGCAGCACGGCGATTGCAGCCATCGGCCTAGTGGGTTTTATCGCACGCGGGTTGTTCAAACCGCCGCCAGATAACCCGCAATAATCGACCTTCCCGCTTACCTGGCTCAGCTGGTGGGCGGCCTACAAGAAGCGGCCCTAAGCTACAGAATGGCGATTGACGATCAGGTCAAAGAGGTCGCCGGCAGCCTCGAAAGACGGGGCCTTTGCCAAGATATCGAGGGTTTCAAACATCCCGGACTTGCGAGAGCGCATTACGAAATAACCGTTCCCACCGCCAAGTGTGTCCTGCTCGAAATGTTCTTCGTATGTTTCTGGCGAAATTGGTGATACGTAGAGCGTGGTCTCGGAATCGATTGCAGCCCTCAGGATGACATCGTCCATGTCAGAAACCCCGAACTATCAGTTCCACCGCAAACCCCGTTTCTCTGCCAATCACGTGGCTGAGTATCTCACCACACAAACAGCGACCCAGCGCGAGGCTGTGATCCGGAGGGCGAAATTCCCTCGTAAGGTATCCCTCATCGCGTACAGTCAGGCATTACCCGCAATCGGTAAATTTCTATCCACCAACTCCGGCGACGTGTCGTATTTTGACGACGTCCTGGCGCGCCTTGCGGCCAAGGAACGCCGCGAGCAAGGATATAACCGCGACGAGGCAAAGCGCTGCCAAGCAGCAATCAATGCATTCATCGACACCTTTCGGGCGTCCTCGCTGCGGAAATGCACGTTTGGCTTAGGGCCGCAGGACGTGGCGTTTCCCATTTCAGGCGTGAGGATCAACGTCCGGCTGGACGCCCCGATTCTGGAGCAGACTACGGACGGCCAAGCCTTCTCAGGCGGGTGCGTGTTGATCATGGCCAGCACCGACGATGGGCGCAAGAACATCGAGGAGCGCAAGAAGCATGTGGCAGCCCTCGTGCACTGGGGGCTGGAGATGACTTCATCCCAAATCGAACCGCATCCGCGGCTTTGCATGTCGTTCGACCCGTTCGGGCGGGACATTGTGAGGGCGCCGACGGCAATCGACCGTTTGCGGCGGTCCATCACATCATCGTGCCACGAGGTGGCATCGCGGTGGGATGATATCGAACCACCATCCGGGTACGACGGGCCGCCTTGGCATTGAGCCATAATCGCTAAGTCCGATTAGTCCGGCTCGGCTGGCGCGGACTATTTTCAAAGTGAGACACTACCGCCCCAGAAACCCCCGCCGCGACCGCTTGACGGCCTCGGCGTCGCGAGCCTCGCAGCGCTGCAACAATTCCTTCGCATCGCGGTAGCGCGCGTCCCCCTTTTCGACCTGTGCGGCCTCGGCAGTTCCGAACCGTATCCACTCCTTGAGCTGGTCGAGCGGGTCAGCAGCTTGAGCGGGCGGAGGGGCGTGGCCTACGCCTTCATCCCAACTCGACGGCAGAAGGCTCGAGCAAGCGCTACTGGCGGCAAAGATCGGGGGAGATCTGACACAGCCGCTCGCGGCCAGCAGCGTCGGCACCAGCAGCGTCAGGCGCTTCATCAATCTTGCGGGCTGCATCTTCGGTTCCTTTGTCCAGATTACGTTCGCGATCAGCCACCCCGGAAACAGTCTCAACCACGTCCCTGCCGCTCTGGACAGCCGCCTCGGTGGTGTTCTTGCCTAGCCGCGCCTCTGCCTTCGGTGACGCCGTAACGAAGCTGTAGAGCCACCATGCGAAGGCGAGCGCGGCGACCAGTGCCAGCAGGCGAAGGCCGAGCTTGAGGCTGAGCCATGCGGGCATCAGCGCGTCTCCTCGACCGGGACAGGGCTATCCGCCGGCTGTTCGATCTGGACTTTCGGGGGCGCTTCGTCCTTCGCCTTCCCGCCCGAGCTCGACCCGAGCCAGAACCCGAAAGCGAGGACTGCGAACGACTTCCACGTCCCGATGACATCGCCGGTCATGGTCGCGTCTTTGGCGTAGAACACAGCGTAGCCGGAGAACACGGCATAACCTGCGATGGCCGCGATGCAGAACGCGACCACGATGGGCAGGTAGGGGATGCGGCCGGAGGTCATGCCGCTGTCCTCCACGCCGCCGCAATTCGCCCGTCATAGCCCTTTTGGCCCTTGCCGTTGTATCCACGCGCGAAGGCGAGGCAGTTGGCCGGGTTGCCGTCGATCTTGCGCACAGCACCCACCAGCCCGTTCGCCTCGATGAACCTGGCGAAGGCGTCGTAGTGCGCGAACTCGTCGCGGCTCAGGGTCCACGCGAAGTCGAGCGCGTGGCTGTAACCGAGCGCTTTCCAGTGCGCGCCCATGATCTGGAACTTGCCGAACGAGGCGCACTCGAAAGCGGTGCTGGCGCCGAACCGCAGCGATGCGTCCGCCAGCTTCTCCCAACTGTCGTTGATGCCGTCCTTGTCCGCGTCGACCGTGTAGCCGCCCGGGGAAGGGTTCGACAGGAACGGCACCGCGATCCGAACGCGCCGCCAGAGGTAATGCCGCTCCCAAAGGCACTTGAGCAGCCCGGCATCATCCCAGCCACCGCCCGCGCTCTCGACCTTGGCGACGGCCTTGATCTGGCGCACCGTGCAGCCGAGACGGGATGCAATGAGGATTAGTTCCGCCTCTTTCACCGCCGGAGCGGCCTTGTTGCGGAACGTCTCGATGATCGCCGCGCGGGTAGCGGGACCGGGCCTGCCGTCCTCGACCAGCGCCGCGCCATGCAGGTTGAGCCAGCGCTGAAGCCAAAGCGTGTCGGTCATCCGCCGCCCCTTTCGTGGTACTGCTCGAGCCGCCCGATGCGCCGATCCTGGTCGTCGTCGCGGTCGCTTTGCGCGACACCGCTGGCGCTCATCCGCTCGTCGATCCGCGCCACCGTGACTTGCATTTCGTTCAGCGTGGTCATGCCCCACACCGCCGTTCCGCCCACGCCTGTTGCCAGCAGCGCCGCGGTGATCCCGCCGGCCCACTTGAGCGGCGCCGGTATCTCGGCCTTGTGCAGCTCGGGATGTTGCGCGACGAACTTGGCGACGGCCAACTCGGCCGCGGCTTCGGCAGCGGGTTCGACAATGCGCCGGGTCTGCGCTGCATCGCCAAGGCTCTCAGGCATGGGCAACCAACCTATCGAAAGGGGGATCGTCGGATTGCGCCAACAGGCCCGCCAGAGCCGTTCTCAGGGCCTCGGCAGGGAAGGTGAGCACCAGTTGCGCCACCACGACCACGAACGAGCCCCAGAAGCGCGTATCGGGCGGGAGCAGGTAGAAGCACCACGCCGGAATAAAGAGCGCCAGGATCACGCAATCGGCCTTCGTCATCGTCGGGCGAATGATCGTCAGCGCAACGGCGAGGTCGATCAGCACCCACACGACGAAGTTGAACGGCACCTCGGCGTAACCGAACCCGAAGCACAGCCCGACGCTGGCCAGCAGCGCCCATGCCGTGCGGTTGCCGGTCAACGCCGAAACGCAGCCGCACGCCACCGCAAGCCAGAAAACGACGGCGAGCATTACCCCTGCGGCTTCTTCGGGTGCGTGCTCGGCGGCGGCGTCGGAGTCGGGCTCGGCGAAGGGGTAGGCGACGGCGAGGGAGTTTCGGGGGCTAGGGCCATGTCAAATTCCTCCAGCAGAAAGCGGGTTACAAAGACGCGGGGACGTGGCATGTTCGCGCAATGAGCAGACGGCACCACGGGAAGAAGTACGGCACGGTTTATCTGCTGGCCGTCGTCGCGATAATCGTTGGCGCAATCCTGTGGGCAGCAGTCGCGTTTCCGGAGATATCCAGGATATGACCCGCCTGTTTTCGGCCATCGACAGGTTCTTCCGCTGGTTGATCGACCTGCACCCCTGTCCCGACTGCGGACACGCGCACGACTGCCCGGAATGCCTCTGGTGGCAGGCGATCAAGTAAGCACTAGCCATCGGAAGGTTCGGGGAACATCTCGTCGAGTAGGCGGCGATGCTCCTCCCGCGTGATCGGCACCGCATCCTCGGGAATCTTGCAATCCGGGTTCGGCACCATGTCGTAGGCGACGCGGTGGCGGACGCGAATGTCGTCCGAGACGACGAGACGTTCCACCGACATCATCCGGGCGCCATGCACGGCCTCGAAGTAGAAGCCGGTCGGCTTGCCCTCACTGTAGGTCGCATAAATGCCGTTGGCGGGTTGAAGCGCCTCGGTTGCGGTTTCCAAGTTGCTCGGCATCGTTATTGCCCGTTCGCCGTCCACCGCCAGGTCGCAGCGTTGGCCGTCACCGCTCCGGTGGAGATGTTGAGGTTGCCCGCGCGAATGTCGTACTGAGTGAGCGGCGCCGCGGCCGTCTTAACGACATTGGCCACCGACACGAGGTTCGACGCCGGCATGGTGGCCGGCTGCGCGCTGTATTGGATGTTGCTCGAGGTGAATGCGACCGGCAGCACGTTGGCCAGCGCTTCGCCGGCAACCGTCGTCACCGGCCCCCACTGGAAGATTTTGCCGCTGCCGTAGATGATATAGCCCGACGTGACGTTGTTGCTCGAATCCACGACGGTGCCCGCATAGGTGAACACGAACCCGTCGCCCGCGTTGTTCGTGACGACGCCACCGCCCGGGATCTTCGGGCCGGTCCACATCGTCGCCGTGCAATTCGCATCAACGTTGATGCCGAGAACCTGGGGACTGCAGAAAAGGCTCCGCCCGCCGTTGTTGCCGGGGGTGCCGTCTGCGTTGTTGCCGCCCCCGAACCAGTTGAGGTTCGCGACCCCGGAAATCATGCCGTGCCACTGCCAGTCGTCGTTGTAGACCTCCGCGTCGCCATCGGTGTCGAGGGCGATTTGACTGGTAGTGCCGACGCCCGTGCGGGTCAGGAACACGCCCGTCGCGAAGACGTGGTGTGCGCCCTCGATGTGGATAGCGCTAACCGCAGCCCCGAAATACTCGCCGCCCCTGATCCACAGACCGCGATAGCCGGGGCCGCTGCCCGTCGTGTTCGTCATGCCGTTCACGTAGAGCGAGTGGTTGCAGTATTGGCCGACCGACACGTAAACGTCGATCAGGTAGGTGCGCCCATTCGCGGGAGAGGCTTGGGTCAGGATTGCCGAGATGGCAGAGCCCTTTTCGCCAGAGGTAGCGTTGAAAAGGATTTTGTCGATCGTGAAGCCGTGATCGTTGAACGCGAAGATCCCGCGGTGATCGTCGGTCTCGTTATAGCGCTTGCAGATGATCGTGCCCTGTGCGCCGCGCGCGCCGATGAGTTCGACCTGGAAGTTCCACTCGGGAATCGCCGCGCCGAGCGTGTAGATCTTCGAGCCGAAGTAAATGCGGGTTGGCTTCACGATGTTGGCGAGATTCACCATCGCCGTCATCTCGGTATGGCACAGCACCTCGGTGCCGCCGCCACCGCCGCTCGCAGGGTCGTTCGGAATGCCGAACCAGTCGGCTTGCCATGTGCTGAACTCGGGAAGCTGGCGCACCCACGCGCCGGTCGAGCCGTCCCCGCCGGTCGGAGGAACATAGATCCCCTGCTGCGTGTCGGCGGCAACCCGTGTGGCGAGGTTGCTGGTATCCCAGACGAACCAACCCGCACGCCCGCTTTCGGTGAGGTATTGCGGGCGAGCCTTTGCGACGGGCGTAGAGAGCGCGGCGAGCGTGCTTCGGAGCGGGACGGTAGCGCCAGGCTGTCCGAGCGCGGCGATGGCCTGCGCCACACGAAGCGGGGAGGTCCGCGTGGTGTTGTCCGTGCCTGCCTCGGCCTGCTCTTGGGTAGCGAGCGGCACGCCGGCATCGACGATTTGCGCCGGGGTCGACTTCAGGACCTCCGAGCCGGTGTCGATCATCACCGCGACGGTGTTGGCGACGGTCTCGGCGGGGGTTAGTTCGCTAGGACGAATGAGTGCCATGTCAAATCGCCCTGATTATCTTGTTGCAGACGATGGTGGGCTGCACGTTGGCGTGCGCCTGGCTGCTGCCAGCGCTGCCGGTCGTTCCGCTTACCGTATGAGTGTGCGCGCCGTTCGAGCTGGTCGAGGTGGTGGTGATGTTGGGGGTCGAGCCGCTGAAGCCACCGCCCGGCTCAAATGTGCCATCGGAGGCGGTGACGGTGTGCGTGTGCGCGCCGTTGCTGCTCGTGGTCCCGCTGAAGGCGTGCGTGTGCGCCGGCATCTGCGCTTCGGTGAGTGTGACGGTCTGCGCCCCGCCGGCAGCGCCAAGCGTAGAGCCCGCCACCCCGCTCCCCGCCGTAGTGAGCCGGCTTGCCGCCGTTCCTCCCATGTCGTCCTTGCCCGCGCTCGCGCGTCCGCGATAATCGGGCAGGTTGAACGTGGTCGTGCCGTTGCCCGCGCCCGCGTTCGTGCCGATCACGGCGAACAGCGCGGCATAGGTCGAGCGGGAAATCTCCTGCCCGGCGCAGAGCAGGAAGCCATCGGGAACGGTCGAGCCCCAGAAATCAATCACCGCGCCAAGGGGCGTGCTGGTCCCCGAGGTGAGCTGCGCGACGGTGGCAGCGTCGGTCGGATCGACGCCGGGGGCCACGTTTGTGACACGGTTGCCGCCCATCGGCAGGTTGCCGAGCATCCCGCCTTTGCCCGTTCGGTCGAGCGAATTGGTCAGGGCCTCGCCAATGTCGCCCATCGCCGGGTTGTGCTGCGAGACGAGCACGGTATCGCCCACGCTGACCAGCGTGCCGAGTGGGAGGGAATAGGTTCCGTTGGAATCCCGGGGCAAGTGGCTGAACTCCGCTGCATCGTTGGTGCAGCAGGTGAAGGAGTTCAGCCCTGCGGAATGGGGTGGTTTTACATGACCCGCGCCTGTGTTACAAGGGTGGGATGGACTTGCGCTCAGCAGCGGTAATCGCCGCTTCCACGTTCCTTCTTGGCATTACCCGCGTTTCGTGGATCGCCTACAAGAAGAACGCCTCTCCCGCGACCCTTGCGACCTTCGCTTTCGCCAAAGCGCGCGTCGGGGAAGTGTTCATTTTGTGGACCATCCTGATCGCGGGAGCTCTCGTCGCCAAGTGGGCAGGGGTTTGGTCGGGTTTCTAGTTGCTGACTGCCAGGACAGCGGGCGGCGCGGCGAGCAGCCGAGCGATGTCCGCATTGTCCAGCAGGAATTGCCCAGTCCTCTCTACCATTTCGGGACGCTCGGCGAACATCAAGCGCTGAAGGCTGTTGCGGGCGGTGGCGGAATAAGGCGCGGCTGCCAGCAACGCGGCGACCGAAGCCGTCGCAGCCGACCCCATGCCGCGGTCAACGGGCGTGCCGTCCTGCGCCACATAGGAGCCGCCGCCGGCTAGGCTCCCGGCGAGTAGCGGGATCACCACGCGCCCGGCGGTGCCGCTGTCGGGGATGGACGATGGCAAGACCTCCTGCGCAGCCTGCTGCAGCTCGAAGAACGGCATATCGCCTTCCGCCGCCGCTCGCTTCCCACCGTAGCGGATGGTGTTCGAGCGGGCGGACTGACCAAGTTGCGCGGGGGTGAAAACACCCCCCTGACCGGACAGCGCCTTCAAAATCGCGTCGTCAGCGACCGAGAAGTTGCGATAGGCTTCATCGGCAGCCCGATACGCAGGCATCACCTCGGGAGCCTGACGTTCGAACATGCCGGTCACCGCGCCCTCGGCGCGGCGCATCCCCTCGCTAACCCTATGACCGAGCGGGTCCTGCCGGTAGGAACGACCGAGACCGCGAATCTCCTGCACCATCGGCTGCATGTTGACGCCGCTGAGTGTCTGCCCGGTGAAGTATTCGGGGCTGACCACCTCGGCCAGCGACCCCACCGCCTCGTCTCCGACCCGGGGGACCGAGCGCAGATAGTTCACCGCGTCCAGCAGCGAGTTTTCGAATTGCTCATCGGCGACAACCTCCACGCCGCCAAGAGCGTTCTGATAGGCTTGTGACGTAGCGCGATGCCCTACAGCAGCGCCTTGCGCCCCGATCTCGCCGTTCGTGGTCGCGCCAATGGGCGCCAACGCCTCGTCAAGGACTGCCTGGTTGAAGCCCTCGAAGCCTTCGCGGCGGCGAGCGGTGATCGCATCGCCGACGAGCGGGAGCCCTGACAAGCGATCCTCCCACCGCTTCGCGCCGCCGCCGAGGATTTGCCCCGGGGTCATCGGCACGCCCGCGCCGTTGAGCAGTTCGCGCGCCACGTCGGAGACGCCGGCCGCAGCCCGGCCTACGCCACGCGCGCCCAGTTCGCCGAGCTTGCCGCCAGCAGCGCCCGCGCCGCCCCCGAGCAACGCCGCAGCGACCCGGCTATCCCCGGGATCGTCAGCCGACCCCGCGCCATAGGCGCCGCCGACCAGCGCATTCGCTCCGAGAGCGCTACGTGCCGCGCTGAGACCTCCGCGCGCAAGGCCCGCCTCGAGGCCGAGACCGCCAGCCAGCCCACCGACGATCTGGCCAGCAAGATAGGCATTCGGGTTCATGTCCGACACGCCGCCCATGACAGCCCTGGTCAGGTCCGGGTTGCCGGTCATGTTGTCCAGCAAGCCAAACGATGCCACGTCGCCGGCACCGATCGCTGCGGCGCCAATCGGCGACATGCCGATATCGCCGAGCGTCTGCGTCACGCCGCTATTCGGCTGCCAGCGCTTCTCGAGGTCGATGTTGACGGGCCGGTCGCCGCCGGGGTTCTGTCGGAAGTAGTTGACCGCCTCGTCAATACCGCTGGCGCTGCCCAAGCCGGGCTGCACCGAATTGAGGTAGCCGCGGATTTGCCCGGCGTCCGCGCCGCTTTCGATCATCTCGCGGACCTTGGCGTTGACGCCGCGAAGGGCCGGCTCGTCAACGAACTTGCCCTCGCTCGTCAGGCCGCCCCCAGGCGTTACGCCATCTTCGCCGCCCGCGACCACGGGGAGCGCCGATACGCCGTACTTCTCCGCAACAGCGGCGTCGCGGGGATCTTCGTTGTTCAGAAGCGCAAGGGCGTTGCGATAGTGGCGCTCGACCCGCGCAAGGTTATCCCGCAGGCTATCGGCGTCCTGGGTCTGCTGGAGCGCGCCAACAGCCGCGGCGAGGCGCTGTGCCTCGCTTTCGGTCAGCGAGCCGTATCCCGACGCGCCATTGGCGGACGCAGCCTTGAGCGCCGCCAGCGTGTCGTTGATGATGGCGCCCTGGATGCCGCTGATCGTGGCCGAAAGGTTCGTGCTGTTCTGGCCGGCCACGGGAACCGCCTGGAATGCGCCCGTGCCGAACACGTTGCCGGTAGACCATCCATCACCGATCTGTTGGCGAGCGGTGTTGATCGCGCCGAGAACACTATCCGTCTGAAGCGCCCGTTGGATGCGAGACATGCCCGGGTCCGGTGCCGCGGCCTGTTCCTTGATCGTTGCCGCGGCGTCGGCCTGGGCCTTAGCGGCGTCGGCGATGGCCTTGTCGCGCTGCGCCTGCGCGGTGTCGGCGGCGAAGGGGAGCGCCGCACTATCGAGCGCGTTCTGCGTCTGAGTGTGCGAGAGGTCGGCCTGCGCTTGGGGAAGCGCGGTCGGGTTCCCCTGCGTCAGGGTCACGGGCGCGGGGCCGCCCTGCGCGGGAACAACGACCCACTGGCCGCCCCGAAAAACGGCCTTCTGCCCACCCGGGCCGGTTGCGGTCTGGCCTTCGGTCGGCATCAGCGTGCTCCTGCCGCGCGAAGATTGCGGCTGACGTAGTTGCGGGTTTCGGCGGGGGCGTAGCGAAGCCAGTCGTTGCCGTAGCGCTCTATCGCTGCGTCGACGTTGCCCGGCCCCCAGTTGTAGGCGGCCCACATCTTCGACAGGTCGCCGCCGTAGCGATCCTGCATGGCAGCACGGTATTCACGCCCAACGCGGGCGTCGTCGGCCTGCGTGCCGTTGCTCGGCCGGATACCGAAGCCGGGATCACGCGCTGTGCCGGGCATTACCTGCATCAAGCCTCGCGCGCCCTTGGGGCTGACCGCGTTCGGATTGCCGCCGCTTTCGGCCATCATCGTGATTTGGTCGAGCACGCTAGGGGCGAAACCCGGCCCCGGACGGAGAACCGCCGGGACCTCCTTCGTCCACAGACCACCCCTCCGGAAGCTCCGAACCGATGACGTTGGGAGGACCGCCGCCCGCGATCGGCCCGTTCGGGCCAAAGGGAACATATGTCACCGCGCGTGTCACCGGGTCCGTCACCATCTGCCAGTCGATTACCGGCTTCGGGTTCGGGTCGGCCTGCTCGAACATGATTTCGCCCGTCATCGGGTTGATGCCGATGATCGAGCCGTCGTTGCGGCGCTGGATAGACGGCTCGACGGGCTTGGGCGTGCGCGAGGCAAGAACTGTCATCCCAAGCTGCCGCAACTCAGGATCGGCAAGCGCAGCCGCCACAGGGTCAGGCCCGCCCTCAGCCGCCTGCCCCGCAAGCAGCGCTTCAATCACGCCCTGCTGCGCCGTACGCGCTTCCTCGGCCTGGTTGTCGGCCTGCTGCATACGGAACCCGCCAGCGAGCCCGTTGGCGACCCGAGCGAGCCCCTGCGTCCAGTGCTGGACCGGCGAGAAGTCGGATCCCGCGAGCATCTGCTGCTGCGCAAGGCGGCGCTCGAGCGAGATATCCTCAAGCGACCGGCGACGACCGCCGCGACCCCAGATGAAGCCGCTCGTGGTGGGCATCTGGCCGACCATCAGTGCAACTCCGCGTAGTTGACCGTGCGCAGGCCGAACATGGACGGACCAGACGCCTCGGGCTGCATCTGGTCGACCTCCTGCGCCATCGGGCCGAAGCGCGTCTCGCTCTCGCCTTTGTAGTTGTAGCGGTAGAGAGGGAGGCCGTCGTCGGTCTGGCCGACACGCTCGATGTTCTCCTTGGCGCGCGCATCCGACAGCGCGAAGGGAGCGGCGGCGCCGGCAAGCCCGAACAAGCCGCCGAGCATGGCGTTGTGCTGCCCGAGCTTGGCCTGGTATTGATCCTGCACGAGCCCGGCATAGTCGACGCCGGCAACGCTGGTCTGCGGCGTCGGGCCGGACATCTGCGCCGGGTTCGACACCTGCGACCCGGAAAGCAGCGCGGTCAGTTCGTTGAGCGGCTGATTGCGCGTCGCCAGCGCCTCGCCGAACGCCTGTCCGCGCCCGGTCAACGCGAGCTGGTTGAGCTGATCGGTGTTGGCGTTCGTCAGCCGCTCCATTTCGCTGTTCCACGCCGCCGATCCGGGGCGCAGGCCAGAGTTTATCAGCCGGTCGCGGAGTTGCGATTCATTGCGCTGCTGCTGCGGGAGGATGCGGCTCGACGCAAGGTCGAATGCCCAATCCGCCGCATCCTGGTTGTTGAACGAGAACGGGTCGGAGAGGGTCTGAGAAACCTGCGCCGACTGCTGGTTGGCGATGTTGGCGAGATTGCCCTCGGCGGCCTGCGTCGAGTTGAAGATCGCCTGCTGTTCCGGCGAGAGCGTCGTGGTCTGCGTGAAGCGCGGAATCGTGACGTACTTGCCGTTGCTGTCCGTAAATCCCGTGGTGCCGTTCTGGGCGTAGCTTACGCTACCCCACGGGTTGTTCTGGTCGACCATGTTGAGCAATTGCTCGGTCACGGCGGTGGACTGGTTGACGCCAGCCTGGGCCTGTGCGGTCTTGACGGGATCGGGCGCCTTGGGGCTCTTCAACGTCGCTTCCTTTCGGGAAGCGCGTGAGGTCAGGTTCAACCGCGCCTATTCGAGGGCGAACTTACCGAATTTCCACTCCCGACGCAACACCCCGACGATCCACCCGTCGCGGCCCAATCCGAACTGATCCCGCAACGGCCCGCCCTCGATCTGGCCACCGAGCTTGCAGGCCAGCTTGACCACGGCATCATGCTCGGTCGTTGCCGTCATCCGCAGGCATCCGAGCTGCCCGAACACATACTCGCCCACCGCGCGCATGAACCCTGGCGTCCAGCCTGACCCGGCGACCGTGAAGTGGACGTTCGGGCCTTCGAAGCAGTGGAATATCACGCCAGCGACGATTGCACCGTCCCGCTCGATGCCGAGACACGTATAGGGCGGACAGACCGCGAACCCGAGCCTTTCCGAGACGAACCGCGCAACCCGTTCGTCGGTGACGATCAACTGACCAACCCCGCTTGCGTGTGCAGCGTATCGATGGCGATCAGTTCGAGATCCAGAGGCCCGAGCGAGCCGCTGGTGATCTGGTAGCAGGGCGCCAGCGCATATCCCATGCCGCCGGCCGACCGCCATTTCTGGTTGATGACGCTCGGCGTGACGCTCGACCACACGCTTTGCCCCCAGATGCCTTCGCCCCAGACGTTCGACGCCTCAAATGGCGTTGCATCGGGCGCGGGCGGCAAGGACGTGACGTTGTAGTCGGTAAGGATATCCACCCGGTCCACCACGTCGAGCGTTGCCCGGGTCAGCGCGCGCACCATCGTGCCGATCTTCGCAGAGGCCGGGCTGCCCATGTCCTCGTAGAGCGGAACGACGGTCCCGCTGTATACCGCGCCGTCGTCCAGCCCCCCGGCGTTGGCTTCGAACACGCGGCCCCCGGGCGACCCGAAATAGAGCTTGCCGCGGAACACCGTCATGCAGAGCGCCTGCCAGCCCGTATAGCGCGCCCATGCCCCGGTTTCGGTGTTCGAGATGAACATGACCGGCGAGCTCGCGCCCTGAAGGTCCGGCGGCGCGACGATGGCTAGTTTCTGCTCAGGCCAGACACCTGCGCGCCAGTCCGATGTGCCGCGAATCTGCGTCGCTTCGGTCCACGCATCGGCGATCTTGTAGGACACCGTGGCCACGTTCAGCGCCGTCACGTCGAGCGAGATGGCCTTCGATAGCGGAACCAGTCCAACCGTCGTCGCAATGGCCAGATCGCCGCCGCCGCGAATAAAGGCGTGCTTACCCAGAGGCCGCCCGATCCGATAGACGCCGACCAGCTTCCACGTCGCGGCATCGTCGGGCGAAAGGCCCTGGTAGATCGCCACCTCGCCCTGCGTCGACACGAAGATGTTCTGATCCGACAGGCCGCCTTCGCCGCCGCTCTCGAGAGACCAGCGCTGCCCGAACAGCAGCGAGCCGCCGAGATCGAACACGCCGATCAGCGGGAACTCGGTCGCGGTGCCACCTACGGAATCCGCCTCGAGATACCACACCGACAGGCTGTCGTTCTGCGTGAAGTAAAGCCGCTCGTTGTAGGCCCAGACGTAGGACATATCCTCGCTGCCGAAGTCGCCGAACTCGACGCCCGGTGCTGCCGTCTCCGGATCACCGGCCGCAGTTGCAGACCCACCGCCGACCGCAGAGATTGTCTCGTTGTCCTGGAACGTGCCCGTCACGCCGGTCAGCAGCAGATAGCCTTCCCCCGGCGTCTCACTCTCGACCACCCGCCAGACCGTGCCGGAAGCCGAGGACGTGCCACCCGTAACGATCTCCCCCTCGGTGAACGGCACCGTCTCGGCGTCGTAGCCAATCTGCGTCACGCCACCCTCGATGTACGGGTAGAAGAACGTGCCGTCGTAGATGAAGCCGGGATCTACGCCGTTCACTCCGATCAGGTAAACGCCACCCGAGGTCGAGAATTGCGTGACCACCCAGTCGCCGCCGGTGTAGCCCGTGGCCACGTCGAGGCCGAAGGTGGACTGCCACCCGATCTCGTCACCGTCCTCGGTTGCGATGGTGTCGCCGTCCTCGTCGGTAATCAGCGCGTCCTCGTCAAAGGGCACGTTCGAGAGGTCGTAGATCGTGTTTTCGTTGGCGCCGAACATCTGCTCGACCACGCCGTTCTTGTAGGTGAACAGCGCGGTCACATCGATCTCGGTATCCTCCATCGTCGCATAGCGCAGCTTGCCGCGGCGAAGCGCGACCCCGGTTGCCCGGGGAAAGAAGTTGTCGAGCACCGCGGCGCCCGGGCCATCGATCGATTTCGGGCTCGCAAGGGCGCGATTGGAGACCCAACCGGCGACCGGAGCCGGCCATTGGTGAGGTTGCGCCTGCGCGGGCTTGGGGCGCGTCTGGCGGCGGGCGTAGGCCATCAGATCGGATAGGTGGCGGGACCAAGCTCCCAGGGCCACGCCGCATAGGTGCCGGGGATGCCCCGCGAGGCGCGGCGGCGAATGACGCGCGGGCCCTTATCCTTGGCGCCGTATTCATCCAGCGCCTTGATGAACGCCTCCTGGTCGCCGCTCGCGTCGAGCCCCTTGTCGGCTCGCCAGCGCCAGACCAGCCCAAGGGTCAGCAGCCGCTCGGGCAGGAGGAACGTGTCGTCGTCGGCGGTGAAGGCCGGCCCGTCCGTGAGAGCAGCCGAACGCGCCCAATTCTTGGTGATGTAGGGGAACGTCGCGGTCTGGGTATCGCTCGGCACGGGGGAGAACCGCAGCCGGTCGGCGTAGATGATCCAGCCCCCCGGCCAAGCGTTGAAGTCGCGCGCCTCGTCGAAAAGGAAGGCGGTGATATCGGTGTACGCGCCGAAGCCCCAAAACCAGCTCGACAGGTCCGCTACGTCGGTGTTGACGAGCATCCGGTCGTAGTCGGTCGGCAGCGGGAACTCGCTTGTCGTGCCGTCGCCCGAGACGGTGCCGATCCTGACCAGCGCCTGCCAGTCCTGATACTTGGCCACGTCCTGCGCAACCTCGTTGATAAGGTCGCACAGTTCGCGTTCAAGCTGGCTGTTGGCGTTGAAGAACGCGGACGGTTTCTGCCCCGTCAGGCGCAGCGCGGCGCTTTGCAGGGCAGAAAGGACCGCCACGGGTCAGGCGGCTTCCCGCAGTTCGCGCAGGTTCGCCTCGAGCGTCAGGCGCGACGGGTTGCCCAGCGGACGCGAGCCGGTGCGCTCCTTGATCTCGGCCTTGATTTCCTCGTCGGAAAGGCCGGCGAGCGAGGCGTCCGAAGCCTGCGCGGCCTGGTCGATCTCCTCGGGCGTGGCTTCGGTCGCCGGAACCTGCGTCGAAGCCGCCTTCAGAGCAGCGATTTCCGCCTTCAGCGCCTCGATCTCCGACATGGCCGCCACGCCGCTGGTGCGCTCGGCGAGGAACTTGGTCGCCATCGACTTGAGGTCGTTGGCCTTCATGCCCAGCGCCTTGAGCTTGCGGTCCTCGAGGGTCGCCAGCGCTTCGATGCTGTAGATCTTGAGCGCGCGGCACAGCGAGATATTCTCTTCGGTGGCGCCGTACTTGCGCAGCATCTCAAGCGGGGTTCCGCGAGCTTCCTGCGGGTCGCCTTCCTTGAAGGCCCGGTACTGCTCCGACCACCGCTCGGCGTAGGTGATCTTGCGGTTGCCCTCGCGCTTCCACATCGCGTCGGTCGGGAAGCACGGCGCGTAATTCTTGTCGCCGGCAATGCGGACTTCGACCATCTCCACCGTCTTCATGACGAGGTGGCCTTCGCGTTCGCTGGCGTGGATGTCCTCGACCTCGACGACCTTGAAGAAGGGCGTGATCGAGAGGGGTTCGGTATCGATGACGGCGACGTTCATGTTTCTCAGCTCCACTCGGGGATGAAGGAAAGGTTGCCGGGCGGACGGGAGGAGCCCGCCCGGCAGTCATTCAGGCGCCGGGGACGGTGCCCTTGGCGGCCCAGAAGCGGTCGCCGGCAAGGATGTCCGTGCCGTAAACCGTGGTCGGCGGCGCGTACCAGCCACCAGCGCCGGACGCAGCGGTGAACCGGGGGTCCGCCGCAACGCCGTTGTCGGTGATCGACACCTGGGTGCCGGGAGCCGCGGCGTCGGCGATGGTGCCCGACGCCTCGACCCACATGTAGAGCCGGCCGTCGTCGCCGTTGGCCTGGTCGCCCGTCTGCGGGCTCATGGCCTGCCCGGCACCAGCAGCGCCGCGACCGGCGCCCTCGTACCAAGCGTCGTCGGCAGTCACGACCTGGTGAAGATCGGGACCCAGCGAGGGGTTCATGCGGTAGGGGGAAGTGGTCATCTCCGTATCTCCCAGTTAGGCCGTGACGACACGGACGGTGAAAAGCGGGTTCTCGAGGACCATCTGGCCGCTCCAGACGATGCCCTGCGCAACCGCGTCCTGGTTGATCGGCCGCATCCCGTTGCCGGGGTGGAACGGCACGAACTCCTGGCCGGGGAAGGTGTAGATCGCGAGGCCATCGGTATCGATGCCGAACACGGTGTCCGCCGGCATGACGTTGCCGATGCCGCCCGCCGCCACGATGTCCACCGGACCCGCTGCGGTCTGCAGAACGAGGCTGGTGAAGCCGAGCCGACCCGCGCGCTCGCCGACGATGCGCTGATGCGCAACGAACGCCGAGTCGATCGCTTGGTAGCTGTTGGCATCCGCGATCCACAGGTCGGGATACCGGCCGCCACGCGAACGAGCGAGGGCGATGCGGTTGATGATCGGGCGCACCGTGGTCGCGTCCCACGTCGTATAGCCCGACACGTCGCCGTTCGGGATGTCGTAGGTCGTGGTGCGCCAGTTCGCCACGTCGCCGCGGTTGATGCCGCCGTAGATGCCGGTGTTGGTCGTCACCGGGATCGCGCCGCCGAAGCCGATCATCTGGCGCCCGCCGTCAGCGGTGCCGTCTGCGACGATGGCTTCCTCGAACGCTTCCTTGGCGCTCATCTCGGCCGCGTTGATGTAGGTCGTCATCAGGTCGATGACTTCCGCCTCGCCGCGGTTGTAGAGCAGTTCGGTGCCGGTCAGCGAGAACATCGAGACGACGCGCGACCAGTTGAACACCGCCGAGTTCAGCAGCTCCTTCGGCGTGATCTGGAGCTTGTCGTAGCCCGTGAACCACTGCGCATCGAGCTTGTCGAACATGATCGGGATGCGAAGCTCGGGACCGCCGGCCGAACGCTCGGCGATGCGGCCCTTCTCGCGCAGGATGCGCGTGAGCGGGGTGGCGTTGTAGACGATATCCTGGATTGCGCGCGAACGGCGCGCGACGGAGGCAGTGAGTACCTGCCCGTAGTTGCGGTCGGAATTGATGGCCATTGCCCTGATTCCCTGGTTCAGGCCCGCCACTGACGTTTCATCTCGTCAGCGAGCAGCTCCTGGATTGAGCCGCCGCGTTCGGGTTCCATGTCGTCGGAAACGGACCCTGGCGCGGATTTGATGGATTTCGCCGCTGGAGGATCGTCAACGCGGCGGTCAGGGTCAGGGCGCTCTTGGGCCGAGGGGGCGTCGGGGACATGTGAGGCCGGATTGATCCGGACAGCCATGTCATATGCCGCCTCAAGCCGCTCGTAGGCGCTCAAGCTGGTCGGAACCTTACCAGATTGCAGGAACAATGCAATATCGCCCTTCAGTTCGTCGTAGCGGGGATGATCGCGCTTGAATGGCTCGATCACGCTCGCCGCGACCTGCTGCGCCTGCATCTGCGCCATCTGGGCCTTGAGCTGCGCAACCTCGCTGTTGTCGTTCTGCGGCTGCTGCTGTTGCTGGGCGCGGGCAACCGTCTGCTGGTAGCCCTGCTGCCCCATCTGCACGATGGTCTGCGCGACCTCGAACAGCGACACGGGCGACCCGTCAGGCTTGCGGGGGCCGGCGCGGAGAAGGATCTGGTTGAGCGCGGCCAGCGGGTTCTTGCCCATCAGGTCCTCGAGCTGCGCGACCTCGGCAAGGCTCTCGTGAACCCCCGCGCGGCCCGACTGGCGCGCGGCCTCATCGAACTGCCGCACCGCCTCATAGCGCTCGGCGGCCTCGCGGTACTGCGTCACCGCTGCCTCGTGCTCGCGGACCATGTTCTCGACATCGCGTTGCACCGCCCGGGGCGTGTTGCGCCACGTTTCCTTGGCATCGGGCAGGAACTTGGCCGGCGCCTCGATGTGGCGGCCATTGTCGGGCTTGGCATCGGGCTTGGGCGCATCGGCGGCCGGCGCGTCGTCCTTCGGCGCTTCCTTGCCCGCGAATTTCCCGTCTGCGCCGCGCTCAGGGGCTTTCGGGGCGTCCTTGGCCTCGGGGGGCTTCTCTTCGCCCTGCGGCTTCTCAGCCCCCTTTTCCGCCGCCTTCTCGCCCGCGTCCTTGTCAGCGTCCGGATCGGGCTTCGCAGCATCGGCGGGAGGTTCCTCCTTCATGGCAGCCGAGACGGCATCGCGCACGCTCTCGGGCTTGGCATCGTCGGCGGGAATAACGGGGGCGCCGGCTCCGCTTGCGCCTGTCTCGGCGTGCGGCTCGAGCACCGTGGAATCGGTGGCAAGGTCGGTCACGGTAGGTCTCCGGTTACGACAGGCGGCACGCGCCCGTTCTTTACGTCCTCGATCCCAGCCTTCACCGCGTCGGCAATCGCCGCCATGTCGGGCTTGGGGGTTTCGTATTTCGGCATCGGTTCGTTGCCGACTTCGATGAATCTCTCGCCGCGGGGGTTGCCAGCGGGGGTGAGCGACCGGCGATACGAGGCCATGCTGTCGTGCATCTTGCCGTCAGCGCCCATGATCGGGTCGATCTGGTCTTTGAAAATGCGGGGCGCCGTTATCTGCCGTTGGGCCGGCGCCCCGCATTCACAGGTCTGCGGCTCCAGGTAGCGAGCGAGAGGCAGCATCCGGTCGAAACCGTGCCCCTCGCCGCACCTGAAGCCGTACAATGGCATTACTTCTTCGCCTTGCCCTTCGGGGCGCTAGCGGTCTTGGCTTGGCCCCCGGCGTTGTCGCCCGACTGGTCCGCGTTCGGGTTATTCACCACGGCATTGTCGAGCGGGCCGGCAGTGCCGCGCTCCTTGTCGGCATCGTCCCACCCGGCGCGCCAGTGCTTCTGCAGCTTGCTGGCCTTGCCGTGCGGGTCGCTGTCGCGCGGGATCGATACGGCCCGCGCATGGGCGCCCTGGTCGTATGCGGCTTGTTCGGTAGCGTCTCTGGTCATGTCGGTTTCCTTCAAGCTCCCGCCCATGCGCCCGTCCCCGTCGTGGTCGGTTGTCCCCTTCAGGAAACGGGCGTTCACGATCCCTAAGCCTTCAGCGCCGCGATGATCGCGTTGACCTTGGCCGTCAGCGACGCGAGTTGGTTCGCCAGCGTGGCCTCGGTGTAGCTTCCCGGCACGTCGGCGATGGTATCGCTGGGCGTGCCGCCGCTGCTGTCGGTCAGCGCCACGAGCGCTGCGATCTCGGCCTTGGCGGCGGTCGCGCCCGCTTCGGCGTCGGCGATCTGCGTCGCCACCTCCGAAGCCAGCGGCGGGACCATGCTCAGTTCGATCAGTCGGGTTGCATTCGCCATTTCACGTCTCCTTGATGTTCGGGGTCACTCGTCGAACTCGATCCACTCGATGAAGCCGCACGCCGCGAAGCCCGCAGTCAGGGCGGCGCCCTTGTAGTTGAGGTTGATGCTCTCAGCCGCGCCGCGCAGGATCACCGGACGGCGGAAGTCGCCGGATATCTGCGGACTCTGCAGGGTGTTGTTCGTGAAGTTGAGGCCGAGCATCGTCGGCCCGATCGTCAGCGTCGAACTGGCTGCCACGATGGTCTTGAGCGTCCCCGCCGAAGCTCCCAGCGACGGCGCGGCGGTCCAGATCTTCGCCACCGCAGTCGCTGCGGCCTGCTCGCTGTCGTACAGGACCGGCGTGAGCGTGGTGGCGGTGCCGCCCGTGCTCGCCGCCGAACGCCGGATCAGGTCAAGCGTCTGCAGCGCCGATGCGGTCGACTGAATGCCGATGGCGAACCCGGTAACGGCGACGGTCTTGGTCGCGCTGCCGGTGAGCGTCATCAAGTCGGTCGGCGTCGCATAGGCCGCATACGACGAGAAGGCGGCCGAGTAGGTCTGCGCATTCTCGGGGATCGCCATCGACCGGGGCGGCAGGGCGACATATGCGCCGTCCGTGCCGACCAGTGTGACTGGAGCGCCCATTACCGTTCTCCTTCTTGAGTTTCAGCGAATTGCTGTTGGCGATCAGCCCTGTCCTCGCCGCGATCTGCGCGTTCTTCCCCACGCTCGCGGAACTGCGCATCAGTCTGCTGGCCTTGCGCGGCCATCGCCTGGTCCGTTGCACGGGCCTGCTGGTCGGCCACGGTGCGGTATTCCTCGAGTTCCTGCTTGCGCACGTCGAGGCCGATGGAGCTGAGGATTTCGGCAGTCTGGGCGCGCAGGTGGTCGATTTCGGCCAGCGTCTTCTCGAGCTTCGCGTCGCTGTCCTGGGCGGTCTGGCGCAGCTTCTCCGCTTCGGCCTGCCACTTGGCCTGCGCCTCAGCGAATTTCTGCTGCTGTTCCATGGCCTTGCGCTCATTCTCGGCCTGTTTGAGCTGCATGTCCGACTGGACCTTGGCCATCGCCGCTTGAGCCTTCATCTGCTCAGCCTCAGCGAGCTTATTGTTCGCCTCGATCAGCCCCTCGGCATCGCCTCCGCCACCGTTCGCAGCGGCCATCGCCTGGGCCATCTCCGGCGCAGCGTCGATGAAAGCGTTGATCGCGCCATCGAGCGAGCGGCCCGCGCGATACGGCGCAAGCTGGAACTTGGTCGCCTCGCCCCACAACTTCACCGCGGGCTCGCCCATCGCAATGATGTTCGACAGCCCGGCGATGCTGCCCGTCAGCGTCTCCATGAACTCGTTGCGCGACGCCTTCTCCTGCAACTCGTCGGTCAGGATGGTGGAATCGCTCTGGATTTCGAACGTGAACGTGCGCGCCCGGTCATCCCGCAGCAGCGCCATCACGTCCTCTATCGGCACCTGCTGCTGCACCTCGGCGAGCATCGGCGCGTACTTGGCCAACACCTGCTGCTGCGCCTGCTGGAGCATCTGGCGCGCCTGTGCCGGGTCGGCTTCCTGCGCCTGTGCAGCGGCTTCCTGCGCACGCTTGGTCAGACCCTTAAGCTCTTCCGCCGCCGCGTCCTCGATCTCCTTGACGCGGGCCTTGAGGTCGGACTTCGATGGAATGTCCATCTGCGACATGTCGAGCAGGTTCTTTTGCGTGAACTTCTCGGCGATGATCTCGGCGGCGATCTTCACCGCGTCCGCCGCGATGCGCTGCAGCTCGTCGATCTTGCACCGCACCCGCACCGAGCCGTACTGCGACTTGAGCTGCTGCGCCCCGAGCGTCTCTTCCGCCTCGGTCGCGCCGCGCATGATGTCCGAGATGCCGGAAAGCTCGTAGAAGTCCGAGATGAGCTGCGAGCGCGCCTCGACCAGCCCCGTGATCGCCTGCGCAAGTTCGGTCAGCGGCAGCCACGCCAGCGATTCCGCGATGTTGGCGATGCTGTTGACCCGGACCATGATGTCCGTGCTGTCGTCGCCCCACGCATCCTGGATCGCGTCGGCAATATCCCCGCCGCCACCGACGATGCCCATCATGCGCACCTGCTCGAGCAGCAGGTAAATCCGCCGCGTCAGTTCGCTGATCTTCTCGAAGTGGTAGGCGTAGCGCTCGTAATCCGGCACAGGCACGAGCGAGCGGCGGCGCAGCGTGCCATAGGCCGGACGCGGACACGGGAAGAAGCCCGAGAGCTTTACCTCGGGCTCGCTAACGTCGAGGAACACGTCCACGCCCTCGACGACCCAGTAAACCTTGTTGTTGCCCCTGTGCCAGACCTCCCAGACGCCGGCCTTCTTCTCGGTCGTCTGCTGGTCGCCGTCGTCGCGGTCCTTGCGCGTGGCGTAGGGCGCGTCCTGATACGCCTTCCCGCTCGTGGGTGAGAACCGCTTGCGCATTTCCTTGCGGGTCAGCCACGAGCGCTTGGCGACCCAGCCCACCTCAGCCCACTTGCGGGCGGGTTCGTGGCGGAAATCGGTGCGGTCGACGTGCTCGACGCAGACCTGTTGCCCGTCGTCGGTGTCGTAGCGAACCCACATCACGCCGCGGTTCGTGAAGATCAGGTCGTCGCGGACCTCGATCATCACGTCGTCGATGCCGGTGCGGGCGAATGTGCTGATGGATGCGCGCTCGAGCAGTTCCGCCGTGGTGTTCTGGAGCGGCTTGTTGTCGTCGAACATCGGCGCGACGGCCGGCTCGGGAGGATGCGCGTAAACCGCCGGCTTCAGGATCTCATACGAGGACCAGAACAGGTCGAGCTTGGCGTCGGTCCATGCGGTGCCTTCGACAGTCGCGCCGCCGTAGGCCGTGCCGTGACGGCTGTAGACCGCATCGATGTTGTGGCAGATGGCCTGCCAGTCGTTGAACTCGCGCTCGGCCTTGGCCAGCGCAGACAGCACAGCCGCGCTCGACTTGGGCTCTGGGCCGGTGAACGGCTCGAGGTCGGCCTCGTCAACCACTAGCGCCTCCGCATCCGTAGCGGCGGAGCAATCACGCCATCCTCGAGCACCTGCGGCACGCGGGCTGCGCGGGTCGTCTCAGCCGGCTTCTCCCGACCCATGCCGATGCGATCCATGAGCTGCCCCACGAGCCCGAGCGCATCGACCTGGTCGTCATGCACGCCGACAGGGAAGCTCATCAGCTCGGAGATGAAATCGCTGAGCCACGGCGCGCCAGACGGCACATGCAAGCCCTGCATCGCCATGCGCCCACGGATCGACTGCGCCCGCACCGCCTTGTCGCCGCGCGTCGGGAACTGCTCGCGGTAGACGAAACTCTCGCTCTCGATCATGCGCTTGACGAGGAACGGGCCGACGCCGGACTTGATCTGCCCGTGCTCCTCGGCCCACCCGACAGGCTTCCACTTGCGGACCAGTGCGCACAGGGCATCGACCCACACGTCCGAGCTCGCTTGCTGGCGCCACAGGTCGAGCAGGTACATGCGCCCGATGCTGTCGACGCCGACAACGGCATGAACGGTGTAGTCGCCGCCGTCTGCCGTCACGGCGTAGTCAGACCCGCCGTAGATCATCATCGATTCCTTGGGCGGAACGTGATCGACGGGGATGATCCACTCGCGCTTGAAGTAGTCGCCAGTGTCGGGCGCGGGGCGCTGCTGGTAGAGCGCTGACCATGTGCGCGGCAGGCGCTCGAACGTGGCCCAGTGATCGCGCCCGAACCACTCAGGCCAGATGTATTCGCCCGGCAGGCGCCCAAGGGGATCATCCGTCCGCTCGGCCTTGGCCGGGATGCAGATGACCTCCCACGTCTCGCCGTCGCGGCATTCGATCATGCCGGACTCGCCGGACCAACCCTCGGGCAGAATAGCTCCGGCCAGGTCCGCTTCGTGCCAGCGGGTCTGCGTAATCATCAGCGACCCGCCGGGCTTCAAGCGGGTCAGCACGTCGTCCTGGTAGGCCTCGAGCGTGCTTTTGCGGGTGAGTTCGGAATCCGCCTCCTGCCGCCCCTTGATCGGGTCGTCGATCGGGATGAAGTCGGCACGGTTGCCGGTCAGGCCGGACAGGATGCCGCCGCCCATGTATTCGCTGCCGTTTTCAAGCGCCCACTCCTGCGCAGCGCTGCTCTCTGGGCTTAGCGCGGTGCTGAACAGCAGGCTGAACTTCGGCTGCTTGGCGATGGCGCGCATACGACGACCGAACTTGCGTGCCAGGTCCGACCCGTAACTTACGCCAAGCACCTTGAAGCCGGGCCAGCGGCCCATTGCCCACGTCGGGCTGACAACGGTGGCGTAGGTCGACTTTGCCGATCCCGGGGGCAGGAACAGCATGGTCCGCCCGCGATGCCGCTCGATGCAGCGCTGCGTGGCGTTGAGGATGATCTCGTGATGCTCGGCGAGCACCGTCTCGACCGGGGCGAAGTCCTCGGTGTCTTCCTCATCGGCCAGAGGTGCGCCCGGCACGTCGATGAAGCGGGCGTAGTCCACGAGGTTGGAGCGTGCACGACGACGGCGCAGCAGCTCACCGGCAGCCACAGCCGGGCTGATGTTTTCCATCAGCATCAGCGGCGGCCCAAGGCGATTGCTGCGAGGGCTTCGTCGCTCAGTTCGTGAACATGGCGGATCGGTGCGGTGTCATCGTCGCCGCCAATTGGCTGTGTCGGCTTGCCGTAGGCTCTGTCGAGCAAGGTGTTCGCAGCGGACACGCGGGCGGCGGCGGGCTGCTCAGCATCCCCCATGATGGCCGCTAGGGTGGAGAGCGCGTTGCCGGTGTACTGGCGGGCAAGTTCCTTGACTTCGGCGGTCGCTTTGTTAGGCACGCCGGGCTTGCGGCCCGCACCTGGGCGAGCGCCGCCTTTCCTTGAAACAGGCTGATTGTTTTTCGGAGCCACCGTTGCCATAGCGCCGAAGCGCTACCACGCGCGCGGCGCCGCAATGGTTGTTGTTAAGCGGTCAGCCTGATCCTGCGCACCCGCCCGGCTCCGACCCTACGCACGAGGCCGCGGCTCTCGAGGCGCCCCACGACCCGGCAGACCTCTGCGCGATCATTGAACCCGAGCGTCTTGCGAATCTCGGTGTAGCTCGGTGCTTGGCCGTGGTCTGCGATGGCGAGGCGGATGAACGCGAGCACCTGGGCGCCGCGGTATCCTAGCTCGCGTGGACAGCGACGCTCTGTGCTCATTGCGTGTCTCCGAGAGTGCCGGCGCCCTTAAGCGATCGGACAAGGCGAAGGGTGTCTCCGCTGGACATGCGGAGGATGCACCAGCTACCAAGGTCGAGGGTCTGGTTCATGCTGCCCGCCCGTGATTGGGGTGAAAGCCGAAACGAACCTCGGCTGCCTTGCGCGCCGCAATCGCGTCGTCCTTCTCCAAAAAATTGCCCAAGTAGCGGCGTCGACCTCCAACCTTGATGTAGGCTGTCCACCGCTTGTCAGACTTGCTCCACGCGACCCCAATATGTCCGCTCGTGTTATTCGCCGGCAGGGGCATGTTCCGGCTGTTCTCGACTTTGGTCACCTCTCTCAGGTTTGCGATGCGATTGTCAGCCTTGTCGCCATTGATGTGGTCGATCTCGCCCTTGGGCCATGCTCCAGTGTGTAAAGCCCAAGCGACCCGGTGCGCGTAGTACTCGCGCCCTTGGAAACAGCCCCTGCGATAACCGATCTTACAGCGGGTGCCGAAGGCTCGGCTTCCCAACCGATCCCGCTGGAATGCCCGCTGCTGGTCCTCAGCAGAGATCATATGGGGTGTGAAGTATTCGAGCGGAGGCACAGCAGCCCAAGT